CCGTTCTTCGAGCGGATCAGCGGGCCGGTGTCGTGCGCGCCGACGATGACCGGGGCGTTTGACCAGACCACGGCGGCTGCGTTGAGGCTGGGCGTGGCCTTGGGGAACTGCTCCGACCGGATGGTGCGGGCCAGCCGGGGCCCGAGCCCCGCGCCGGTAATCTGCAACCGCCAGGCGGCCTTCAGCCCGGTTCCGGCCTCACGGATCGCGGCCGAGACAGCCCGCTCGCCCGCCGCGACCTCGGCCGCCATCATCGCGACGATGTCGGGATCAATGTCGAGCTTCAGTCTCACGCGGGCCTCAGGTCGACGGTCCAGACCAGCCGCTCGCGGTCTCGGACGGGCTCTCCCTGGATCAGGAAGGCGTCGCCGTCGATCTCGATGCGGTCGCCGGGGCGCGGCGCTGGCACCTCGGCCACGCGCAGGTCGATCCGGGTGGTCTCAGACCAGAGCCGCGCGTCGCCGAAGTCGTTGACCGCATCGGCGCGCCGGGCGACGATGCGCACCAGGACCGGCGCGCCGCCATCGGCGATGTAGACTGCGTCTCGCCCGATGTTCGGATCGGCGAAGAGCGCCCCGACGGCGGCGGCGAAGGCGCTCATCAGAACGCCCCGTTCAGCCGCACTCGGCCGACCACGTCGCCTGCGCCGCCGGCCACCACCTCGGTCGCCACGCCGATCAGCGTGTTCGAGGTGGTGACCTTGGTGGTCTGACGGGCAGTGTTGTCCCAGTAGACGCGGTCACCGACGGCCCAAGCCTGGGAGCCGAGCTTCTTCAGCTCGTAGACGCCGACGAGCGCGGCCTCGACGGTTTCGCCGAGGGCGGCGGTGCCGGAGGCCACGCCGAAGATGGAGCCGACGAGCAGGCCATCGCCAGAAGAGACGGCATAGGGCGCGGTCAGGGTGAAGGTGTTGCCGGGCTGGACATAGGTTTTCATGGGGATTTCCCTCTGGATCGTGGTTGCAAGGAGTGCGAATTTTTCCTACCTTTGTGGCAGGAGGATCGGACATGGCCGGCAAGATCAGCATTTCCATCACCGACGAGCACGCAGCCCTCTTGCAGGAAGCGGTGGGCAGCGGGGCCTATGCCTCGTCGAGCGAGGTGGTCCGCGAGGCGCTGCGCGAGTGGCGGGCGCGGCGGGTCGTGGGTGAACTCTGGGATGCCGGGATCGCCAGCGGCCGCGCCGAACCGGGACTGACCATAGCCGATATCAAGCGCGAGGCGCGCAGCCGCCGCAGCCTGTCCTGACCCTTCATGGCCCGGGTGTTCTTCACGCGGGCGGCCCGCGACGACCTGATCGGCATCTGGACGCATATCGCTGCTGACGATCTGGCCGCTGCTGACCGGGTGCTCGACCGGCTCGACGAGGTCGCCGCGCATCTGGCCAGCAATCCGCAGATGGGCCCGGCCCGGGACGATATCCGCCCCGGGCTGCGCTATCTGGTCAGCGGCTCCTACCTGCTGCTCTACCGCATCGACGGCGACGACATCGAGATCGTCCGCGCGGTACACGGTCGGCGCGATCTCTACGGGTTGTTCTGACCTTACGCACCCGGGTTCTTGTAGAGGCCCCGCCAGTCGATGGCCTTGGCGCCGAAGTCGAGGCGGCACTTGATCTCGACGCCGTCGACGTCGAAACCGTTGCGCGTCTCGATGTAGGCGCCCTGCTGGCCCTCGAGGTAGGCGTATTCGATGGTGTCGATCTGGTTGGGCGAGGCCGCCAGATACCATGAGGTGGCGCTGGCGGCGTCGAGTCGCGGTTCGCTGATCGGCGAGAGCGTGCGGATCGACTGCGGGACGACCTTGGCGCTGTCGGCCGGGACAAGGTTCTGGGCGACCAGTTGCTCGGCCTTCAGTTCCAGCGCAGCGGGCACGATCAGGAAGGCGGGCCGGATGTTCAGCACCGTCTTCTTGTCGAGGCCGGTCTGCAGCGCCATCGCCGCCCGCGCGGCACCGACGCTTGCCACGTCCAGCGCGGCGCCCGTTGCGGCAAGGTTCTTGTGGGTGGTGTGGAACAGCGCGTTGCCGTCGGCCATCGCCGGGTTGGCGGTGATGATGCCCCAGACGACGTCGCTTTCCAGCTGGGCGATGGAGTTGCCGTACATCGCCGGGAGCCGGGTGAAGGCGTCGAGATCGTCGTTGATCAGCACCTGCCGGGTGATCGCGACCACGCGGCCATAGGTCTTCACGCGGTAGCTCTCCTTGCTCTCGCCCAGCGTGCCGCGCTTGAACTCGCCGCTTTCGCCCACTTCCAGAAGCTGCGGCGCCTCGCCGAGCTGCACCCGGTGCATGGACTTGAAGTCGGTGGCCAGCACCTGGCGGCAGAACAGCGCGAAGGTGCGGGGATAGGCGTCATAGGCCTGCCGCAGGGTCTTGTTGGTGACGGCCGACAGGATCTCGGGGAAGTCCGAGGTCGAGTGCAGGGCCCGCGTCGCCACCTCGTCGCGCGACAGGCCGCGCGTGTTGACCCCGGCATTGGTCAGGCTCTCGCGGGCCAGTTCCAAGAGCGTCATGCCGCGATATTGGCGGGCGGCATCCTCCAGCGGGAAGAGCGTCGGGCTGTAGCGGTGCAGGAGAGCGTTCGCCACGGCGTCGCGGCGGGTGATGCGCTCGTCCCGACCGCCGAGGGGCACCGAGACATGCGGGAAGGTTCGGGTCTCGTCGGATTTCGCTGCGACTTGGTCGAGGATCAGGCGGCGGGACTCGTCGACACTGACCCCGCGCTTGACCAGATCCTCGGCGAAGCTGCGTTCGAGGTTCAGACGGCCGGTCAGATCGTAGATGGTGGAGACGCGGTCGCGCTCGGCCTCGCGGGCGCGGGTGGCGATGGCCTCGCTGTCGGGTGCGGCAGCCGGTTCCGGCATACGCGTGGCGGCCTGTTCGGCCTGCGCCGGGGCCGCAACGGGTGCTTGGCGGGTCTCGGTCACGGCGGGGACATCCCCGGCCACGGTGGTCGTGCTCTCAGGCATGGATGCCTCCTTTTGCATGCGGGTGTCGACGATCTCGACGGGATAGCTGGCCTGATCGGCGGCGCGGACTTGCGCGCGGGGATCGGCGGGAACGGTCACGAAGCTGACCTCGAGCGGCGTCCAGCGTTCGACGATGCGCTGCTCGACCTCCCCCTTGGCGGCGGGCTCGACCACCTTCACGCGCTCGATGGAATAGCCGACCGAGACGTTGCGGATGATGCCGTCGCTGATCAGGCCGAACATGCGGTCGGCGGCCTGGTCGAGCCCTTCGCGCGGGAAGCGGATGGTGGCCTTGCCTTCCTTGCCCTCGATCCAGGCGCGTTCGACCACCCCCACCTGCGAATGCGAGGACCAGACCGAATGGCTGTCGAGCGCCGGGGCACCTGCATTGAGGCGCGTCAGGTCCACGGCCCGGTCGCTGACCTCGAGGATTTCGTCGAAGGGGACGGAGGTGTCCCAGCCGGTCCAGCGCCGCCGTCGGACGGCCGCGCCGGTGGTGAAGACCACGTCGACGGAGCGCGCCTCGGTGTTGACGGTCGCGGGCAGGATGGGCGCGCGCCGCAGCTGCATCGGCAGGGCGACCGGGGCCGCCATCGTCGTGTCGGGCATGGCCCTATTCCTTCTCTGGTTCGGATGCGGGAGCGGTCGGTTCCGTGGCCGGATCGCCCGCCTGCGCGCTGCCGGTTTTCGTGACGCGGCGCGGGTCGCTGTCGAGCACGAGGCCGAGACCGTCGAGCTTGGCGTTGGTCGCGGCGATTTCCGCGAGCACGGCATCAGGGTTGTGGCCCTGCCGGGCGATGGCCTGCGCCAGCGTCATCGTGCCTGTGCGGATCGCCAGCAGGTCGGCCATCGCGTCCTTGTAGGGATCGACGGCATCGAACTTGGGCGGCGACCATTCCACGGGAACATCCGGCGTCGGGATCTGGCCCGCTGCCCATGCGGCCTCGGTGAACCAGCGCCAAACGGGGGCGCAGAGCATCGGGATGAAGAGCTGCCACTGCACCGCGTCGATCATGCGGCGGAACTCGACGAGGCCCGCCCGGATCGAGGAATAGTTCACCTGGCTGAGGTCCCCGGTCAGCAACTCGTAGGGCACGCGGAACCCGGCCGAGATCGTGTGCAGGCTGGCGCGTTTGTATTCGCCGTAGCCGCCGGTGGCAGCGGGTTGGTTGAACCGGATGTCCTTGCCGCCGCGGGCATAGGCGATCAGCCCCGGCTCGAACTGCTCGACCCGGTTGCCATCGGCATCGACCACGGTCGGTGCGATCCCCTGCTGCGCCTCGTCGTCGCCGAAGACGATGGCGGTGACGCAGGCCTCGGTCTTCTTGCAGACCAGCTCGGCCACCTCGTAATCGTCGAGATCGCGCAAGGACCGGATCACTGGCGCGCCCCAGGGAACGCCACGCGCCTGCGTGCGCTGCTTCTCGTAGACATGTGCGACCTCGGTCGCCGGGACCGGGCGAGACCCGAGCCCGCCCTGCAGCGCGCCCCAGGCATCGCCGGGGTGCTCGGCATGCAGCCAATAGGCCCGGCGCTTTCCGACCGGATCGAACTCGATCCCCTGCACCAGCCGAGCACCGCCAAGGACGCCGGATTTCGTAGCGTCGAGGAAGTCGGCCTCCAGCACCTGCAATTGCAGCGGAACCGGCAATCCGTCCGACGACCGGCGCAGCCTGCGCCGCACCAGCACTTCGCCGGCCTCAACCATCTCGCGGCAGATCAGCGTCTGCAGCCCGTAGAAGTCGAGCTGGCCATCGGCATCGCACTCCGCTGTCCAGCGGGAGAATAGCGCGTCCACCTTGCGGTCCAGCGTGTCGTTGCCGCTGGCGGCGCGCGGCATGATCCCTGCGCCGATGATGTTGTTGACCAGAACGGCCACGGCCTTGGCCGCATGCGGGTTGTTGCGCACCAGATCACGCATCCGATCGCGCAAGAGCGCCCCGGCCACGCCGATCTCGGTATCGGCCGAGGATCCCGGCGCGCGCCATCCGTCCGTGCGGCGGCCCTTGGACGCGCCATCATAGCCGCGTGTCAGGGTCTCGAAGGCCTGACGCGCCATCACGCGGCGCGCGGCCATGCGCGGGGCGACGGAGGCGATGGCATGGTCCATCCAGTTCGCGGGCATTAGCGATCCCCACGGCTGAAGCCCGCCAGACCAGCCACAGGCAGCGGCCGCGCCGTCCCTGCGATGGACCGTTCGATGGTCCGGATACGACCCAGCAGATCCTCGGCCGAGCCGTAGTCGACGGATTTTCCATCATAGCTGACGCGGGTCGTGCCGCTGGCATAGGCCCGGCGCAGGGCTGCCAACTCGGTTTCTGTCCAGTCTGCCATCTCAGAACCATCCTCCGCGCCGGCCAAGCCAGTCCGACTGCCGTTTTCCCTGGGGTGCGGCCTGCGGCCGGTTGACCCGCCCCGCCGCATCCTCCGTCGTCGGCGCGGCCCCGAGTTGATCTTCGAGATCGCGCCATTTCTCGTCGGGCCAGCGATCCGCGCCTGCTATCCAGGCGGCGGCGCGGGCATAGACCCGGCAATCCAGCGCCTCGTTGCGTTCGCGCAGCTTCTGCCATTCCAGCCGGGCAAAGCCACGTTTCGTGCGGACCGTCACCAGTTGCTCCGCCACGAATTGCTTCAGCCATTCATTCTCGACCCAATGCGGCAGATGCACCGAGCCTTGCGGGAACGCGGCACCTTCTGCCATGTCCTGCTCGGTCGGCCGTTCCAGCCGCAGGAAGCGATAGGTCTCGGCCTTGAAGGTCGACACAGCGACAGTCCAGAGCCGCGCCCCGCGCCGCAGGCGCTTCCCGCCCTCGGTCGCATCGACGAAGGTCGGGCCCGACACCGGGCTCGAGCGGTTGAACCCCTCGACGCCTTTGACCGGCGAGACCTGCGCGAAGCCCTGCGACCGCGCCCAGGAATAGACCGCCGGGGCCTCGTAGCCCGTGTCGATGGCGAGCCGCGCGATGCGCAGATGCGCGCCACGTTCGTGTGGCCAGGACCGGTCCAGCAGCGCGGTCAGTTCCGACCAGGCGTCGTGCCGGTCGGGTCCGCCCTCGATCACGACGTGATCCACGAGCCAGCTTTCCAGACCACGACCCCACGCCCAGACATCGACTTCGATCCGGTCCTTCTGGACATCGGCGCCCGCGGTCAGGAACAGCCCGCCCGCAGGCACGGTGCCGGATGTCCAGCGCTCGCGGCGGTCGTAGAGCCGCTGCCAGTCCGGCGCTTCGCCGCTCTCGACCCATGTCTCTCCGAGGATCGTATTGCGGAACGCCTTGATCGCCTCGTCCGACCCTTGGGCCGCCTCCCAGCTTCGAGCAATGCGCTGCCAGCTGAGCCAGCCTATGGGCGAATAAAGCGCCGAGAGGTGGTAGCCGACCGTCGTCGGATCGGCGGCCGTGGCGGTCGACCGCCATTCGCCGCCCTCCAGCATCGCCGTCTTGTGGTGTTCCGCGATTGCCGCGTCGCAGCCCTCGCAGTGATATTCCGCCGTCTCCGGGCGGCCCTTCTGCCAGCGCAGCCGGTCGAACTTCAGCCACTGGTCATGTCCACAATGCGGGCATGGCACGAAGAACCGGCGCTGGTCGGACGCCTCATACTCGCGCTCGATGCGCGACAGCCCCCGGATGGTGGGAGTCGAAACCAGCAGCACCTTGCGCCGGTGGGCGAAGGTCAGCGACCGGGCCTCGGCCAGCGTGACCGGGTCGCCTTCCTCGTCGGCCGAGGCCGGATAGGCATCGACCTCGTCGAGGAAGATGTAGCGCGCGGGCGTCGAGCGCAGCCCGACCGCCGAGTTCGCCCCGGTCATGATCAGGATGCCGCCCGCGAACTCCTTCGACAGCATCGTGTTGCCCGCGTCGCGGGATCGCGCCGGTTTGACCCGCTCCCGCAGCTCCGGGCTCTCGTCGATCAGCGGGTCGATACGCTGGCGCGAATTGCGCTTGGCCAGTTCCACCGTCGGCTGGACCGCCAGCATCGGCCCCGGCGCCTGGTGGATGGCGAAGCCGATCCAGTTGTTGCCCGCCTCGGTCGCACCGACCTGCGCGGCCTTCATGAACACGATCCGCTGCGTGGGATCGCCGGGGCTCAGCCGGTCCATGATCTCGCGCATGTAAGGCGTGCGCG